GTCCGGTGCGTGGATGTTCCATAGGCAGAAGTCGCCCTTCCACTCGGCATCCTCGGTAATCGTCACGAAGCCTTCTTCGGACTTCTCCAGCCGCGTGACCTTCCGCGTGTAGGTGCGACCAACCTGCTCGACGAACTTGTCAAGGTCAGCCTTGTTGCCGATAACGGTAAGGTTGTTGCTCACCCAGTTGGGCATCTCATTCCCCTTGTCTAGTTGGTGTCTTGCCTCGTTATCGTATCAGGTTGCTACGACATCCGCAAGTCACTCGGCGGCGATGACTTCCAGGAACCCTGCTCCGTTTCCTTCGGGGTCTCGCATAGGGACTAGCTGCGTTCCATCGTCGAACGAGACGACAACCGCGTAGTGCTCGTCCTCGCCCATCCAATAGAAGTGGTCAAGTTCCTCCCGCACGAACGGACGGATGTCCACAATCTTTTTACCGACAAGCGGCTTCAGCATCTCGTGGTATCGGTTCATCGGTTTCCCTCTCTCGGTTCGTAGTTACCAGGCTGCGTCAGTAGGTCCGCAAGGACGGCGGCGGTCTCCGCGTATCCGTCCTCGTAATCGTCAAGCCTCCACTCTCCCGCGTCGCGGTCGTAGATGACTCCATCGGCGAACACCGCGCCGGCAGTATCCGCGTCGATGGAGAACGCGCCGGTCTCGGTGTCGTACTTGATTACGAAGTGATGCTCCATTGTTTCCCCTTTCGATACGGCGAGACTATCATAGAGTCCTCGCCGTTGTCAAGTCGACCCGGCTACTTCTTGCTCGCCGAGAATACGATGTCCGCCTTGTTGTAGACGCAGAGTCCGCACGAGACGCACGCCGAGCCTTCGGTGCTAATCAGCGGAACCTGTCCGGTGTTCTCGGGGCACCGTGCCCCCGGCTTGCCGGTCAGTTCCTTCATCCGAGCCTGTCCGGCTTGGAAGTTGTCCGCAAGGAAGGCGAGCCGGATACCGTCCTCGCGCAGAGCCTCGCCAACCGGAGCGTTCTCGGAGTCGGTGGAGAAGTAGAGCGAGAGGTTCTCGATGCCTTGCAGCATGCGAGCCGCCCAATCCGTTCGGGTGTAGACCCAGAACGAGACCGCGTCGTTCTCGCGGATAACGCGCTCCCACGCTCGGGTGTAGGGAACCGAGAAGAAGTCGCCGTCCCAGTGGATGCGGAACAGTTTCTCCGCGCCGCGTCGGTCGCAGTCCTTGACGAAGTCCGCAACCATCGCCGCGATGAGTTCGTACGCGCGGTCCTCGTCCGCGTCCTTCAGAAGGTTCCAGTTGTGTTCGAGAACCTGCCGAACGCCCTTGTAGACCTTCTCAAGTTTCCCGGCGTAGCAGACGCTCTCGCAGACGCTGGTAGCGCCGGGGCACGAGAACGCACGCCCTGCCGGAAGTCCGAAGGTGTTCGCGATGCTAACGCCCTTGCCGTTCGGCGTGACGAGGTTCGTGACCTTGCGGTCCTTGCTTCGCTTCAGTGTGTCCATGGTGTTCCCTCCTTGTCTGTCTATCATAGCACGAGGCTCCGACGCTTGTCAAGTCGACCGCACCCGCAAGCAAGAACAGGATCAACCCAGGATCAACCCGAGGTTTTTACAGAGACCCGAGAACGACAAAGCCCCCGCACGAGGCGGGGGCGATGCCGAAGGTTTGGTCAGAGGAACTCAGCGGGGTCAAGGTCCGCGAAGTAATCCATCATCTCGTCCATGCCCATCTCAGAGATGTCGTCGAAGACCGAACCCTCCGCGTTCTTTCCGTCTTCGAGGCGGTCGTAGATGTTGTCGTAGTTCGGCATTTGGTACCCCTTTGTTGTTGGTTGGTCGTGCCAGACTATTGTAGCAGGCTGACCGCATCAACGCAAGTTGCTTGGACGGGGGGACTCGACTTCGCCAAGGGGGTAACGAAGGAGTCAACCCCCGCCCAAGTTTTTACTCGCTCTCGCGAGAAGCTTAGATTACTGGATGACCTCGACGATGTCTTCGAACTCCTGGAACGAAGCCTCGCCGGCGTCCCATCGGTCGTACGCATCATCTGCGCTATCCGCTTTTACGGAGAAGCGGACGTACATGTCGAACACCTTCTTGCCCTCGCTCATGCCTCATCCTCCTCGTCCTCAACGAAGGACTCCTCGATGTCGATTTCGTATACGGAGTCATACATAGCGTTGCCTGCGATGTACTGCTTAAGCGCTTCTTCTTCGGTCTCAGCGTCGACGGTGTAGTCGACTCGGATGACGTAGCGGTTCATGCTTTCCCCTTTTGTCTTCTTGCCGTCGGTAACGTATCAGGCTGCTTCTTCGTTGTCAAGCGAGCGAGAGGTCGCACCACTCCCACTCCTCGCCGTCAACCCACGGCTCGTCCGTGATGAAGTATCCGAGCCGGTCGACCACACGCATACCGTGCTCGATGCGGTCGCCGTCCGCGTCGGAGATGAACGTCCACACGCGGTTGTAGTCGAACGCACGAACGTATGCGAGTTCCTCGCCGTAGGTCTCGAACATCACGCCGTCGAACGAAGCGTGCTCGGCGAGGTGATTTCGGTGCGGGCGGTAGTAGGCTGCCCAGTCGTGGTAGTCCTTCATCGTTTCCCCTTGTTGTCGGTGTCGGGCTTGCGGAGAGCATCATATCACTTGCCGACGCTCTCCGCAAGTCCGAGTTTCACCAGACCTCTAGCAGTCGGTCGGAGGACAGAGCGAACGGGTTCCGGATGAACTCATCGAAGCCCGCCTCGCTGATGACGTTCGTCAAGTCCGTGCTGTAGACCATCTGAACCTTGCGGGTCGGGAAGTCCACGATGTACATGAAATCGTAGTCTCCCGCAACCGAAGTCCTGCTCGTCCCAGCGGAGATGCCGTAGCCCGTGTCGCCTTCGCCAGCGTCACGCGTCAGGTGCGTCAGCATCATACGCATGCCGTACGAACCATCGTTATGGCGCGGGGTCGCGAAGAGCAGCGCCTCTCGGAGGTCAGACTCCTGTGAGGCCCCGCCCCAATGCGAGTACAGGAAGACAAGCGGCTCGTCTTCGTAGGCTCGGAAGCCGAATACTGCGCGGTCACCCATGATGTTCCCCTTTGTCGTTGGTGTCGTTGGTTGTCGTTTGCCTTACCTGTTCATCATAGCATCATGCGCTCGGCTCGTCAAGTAGGATGAACATCGCTTCGTTGAGCGCATCGCTGTATGTATGCGTGATGCGGTCTAGATGCTCGCCCTCTTCATCGTAGAGGTCGAACCACGGGTTGTTGATGAACTCAATGTCGCGACGCTGCTCGGCTTCGAACAGTTCAGCATCGTTACGGAAACCAGCATCGATCAAGGCACCGTTGTAGTTGTATCGCTCGTAGGGCTCGGACAGGCTCATCACCCGCATCGTTCCATCGCAGTAGATGGATACCTGGCGGTCACCAAGCGAAACGTCCGCGACGTGGGCGCTACCTGTCCCCTCGCAGTAGAACGCAGCATCCTCGATGAGCGGGTCAATATCAGGACCGGTCACGAAGAATCCGTACTCGGAGGCGGGCCGTCCGTTGACGGTCATCGTTCCGAAGTCGAAGTCGGTCATCATCTCCACCCTCCTCAGGCTGCGGGTCGGAAGTCAGCGGTCACGGCGGGCTCGCCGTCACCATCGTAGAAGGACTGCTCGTGCTGGTAGATGCTCGGGTCCGCGTTCGGGTCGCTCTCCTGCTTCACGCCGCGAACGGTGAGGAACCGGTCCTTGCCGATGAAGTACTGACGCACCGCATTAGACGTGCTGTCCGCGAAGACCTCAAACTCCACCGTGACGATGTATCGGTCGGTCATACCTTGCCTCCCTTGTCGGTTGCTTGCGGAGTCTATTATTGCACACCGCTCGCCGCTTGTCAAGCCGGTGCCTCGCCGGTCCTGCCCCGACCTCTCGGGATCGGGGCGAGGACCAACGGGGCTCTCACCGTGGGGTGGACACAGCGACGGAAGGGACGCTCCCCACGGTGAGAGGCTTGGCGGTCAGGCTGCCTTGCCGATGCGCGTCAGCGCGTCCGCAGCAGCGCGACCAATCTCGGTGGCAGCGGTCGTCGGGTCCATCGTGTCGCCGACGATGCGACCGTTCGTGCCGACGATGCGCTGGGCGTATCCGGTGAAGGACGTGAACGGCAGCCACAGCACAGCCACGCCGTTGCGAGCGCAACGCGCCACCGCGTCCTGAGCCTTCGCCGTCTCGTCGGGGACGTAGTGGGCATCGCTCACGACGACCAGCAGACGCGCGCCGGTTCCGTTCGTGAGGTTCAGTCCAGCATCGACCGCCCTGAACGCATCGGCAAACTTCTCCGTGCCGTCCGGTGCGTTGTAGACGTTCACCTCCGAAAGGTGCTCACCAGGCTTCAGCGTGGCGAACACGTCGTTGCCGTAGTAGACCATCGCAGCGCGACCCTGAACGCGACGGACCGCCTCGCTCATCACCCACGCGGTCGTCGCCATAGGCTCCATCGCCTCGCTCATCGAACCACTGATGTCTACGAGGATGCCGACGTTCAGCGTCGGGTCGTCGGTGTGCTTGCGTGCCGTGCGTCGCCACGGCTCCACCTGAGTCTGAACACCGCGAGCCTTCATCGCAGCGCCCTGAACCATTGCTCGCGTCCGCAGTCGCCCTGGTGGAGTCACGCTCGCAATCTCAACCTCAGAGCGGTCGCGGTACTTGGCACGCTCCAACAGGTTGGCGATGGTGACCGCAGCGATGCGCTCATCCGAACGCGGAGCACGCTGCTCCACAAGACGCGACGAGGTGCGCGAGGTCGGGCTAGGTCCGGTGCCGGAACCAAAGACCTCCTTGGAGCGCTCCTCATCCTTCGCTCGCTCCTTCGCCTCCTTCGCTCGCTCCTTGCTCTGCTCGTCCCACTCCTCGCGCTCCTCCTGCTCGTCAAGCGCGTCCTGACTGGTCAGTGATGAGCGAGCCTTCGCCTCACCCATCGCCTCAGCGAGTGCCTTGCCTAGCGCCTCCATCTCCTTGGCAGCGCCCTCACCATCGCCTGAGTCCTCACCGCGCTCCTCCTTGACCTCGTTCAGGATGCGGACCCACTCGCGAGCGAGTTCGTACAGAGGCTCAGGGTAGGCGTGGGCAACGTGCTCCTGAGCACGACGCGCAACGTCACGAAGGCGAGCAAGCACGTCCTCGCTGAAGTAAGCGTCCACGATGTCGCGGACTCCCTTGGTGTCCTCCTCAGTGAGGATGCCAGCGTCCACGCGAGCGTGAACCAGCGCGACCAGCGTCGCTGCGTGGTCGGTGGCAGTGATGCCCTCAGCGTTCAGTTGCTCCTCAGAGTCGGCGATAACGAGCGTCATCGCAGAGGTGCTGACGAAGGGGAGAGCGCGAGGAAAGTTAGCTACTCCCTGCGCCTCAATCCTGCCCTCCTCCAGCAGCAGCAGCGCGTGGTGCTCCTGACTGTTCAGGTGCTTCGCAGCCTCCGCAAGGTCGTACTGTGAGTAGCGAGCGTGAAACGCTTCGTGAATGATGGACCCCATCGCGCTTGCGTACTCGTACTGCTTGGTGCGCGTCGTGAGGTCGCCAACCTTCTCGGCAGTAGCGCCCTTCCCGAAGGCTCGCTCAACGTCCACCTCAACCTCGGCGAGCGGAGGGATAAAGCAAGCAGGCGAACCATTGCCAGCACCCTCGCCAACGTAGGCAATGATGTCGTGGCGACCAGCCCACTCGTTCACAATCTGACCGATTGCGCGACCGACTGGCAGCCACTCAGGGTCGCGGAGACCGGAGCGGTGCTCTGTGAACTTGATGTGTCCCATCGTGTGTTCCTTCCGTGTCGTTGGTTGGTACTGCTCTGTGTCCGAGAGCATCATAGAGCATAGCGTGGGTGTTCGTCAAATCGGGGTGGAGAGGGGCGACCACACCCAGGGATCGCCCCTCCCCCGATGCTCGCAGCGAGGAAGGGAGTGACCTCAGATGCGAGCAGGTCGGCACTCCTCACCGTAGGCGCGCGTCAGCACGTCGGCGACCACCGGACGGTCAATCTCCGGCGCAGCAGCGAGGAGGTTGCTAATGGCGAACGAGGTTCCGAAGGTCGTCGCGATGTCGCGGAAGGCAAGCAACTCGCGCATCTGTGGCGACCAAGAAATCTCGTTGGTGGACTGCTTCTTAGCGAGGTTCCTCGCAGCAGTGACGAGCGTGGTCGGAACGCTCAGGCGCATCGCCAGCGTCCAGTCCGTACCCATCTCCGTCTGAATGGTGAACCGCGAGAGCAGCGCCTCAGAGAGTCGGACCCCTGGAGCGTTCGGGTTGGTGGCAGCGACGACGTAGAACGAGTCGTGCGCCTTCACCGTGCCACGCTCAGGGTTCGCCGTGACCGTAATCTCACGACGACCGTCCATCAGTCCGTAGACCACGGAGAGCACCTTCGGGTCGATGAGACCAATCTCGTCGATGAAGTAGACACCGCCGGTCTCAGCAGCCTTGATGAGGTCACCATCGACCCACTCAAAGCCACCGCTCGGAGTCTGAACGTAACCGCCAACGAGGTCGGCAACCTCAGTGTCGCCGGTACCCATCAGGGTGAACACGTCCTCAAACGCAGCCTCAACCAGCGCGGTCTTACCGCAGCCAGGTGCGCCGTAGAGCAGCGTGAACAGTGGCGAACCATTGCCCTCAGTGAGAGCGGTGGTGGTCGCCTCGCGAGCACGTCGGAGTGCGAGCACGTCGGAGTGCTCTCCCCACTTGCGTGCGTAGTAGGTGTCGCCGTTCGGTCGGACGTAACTCTCCGAACCTTCCAGCGACTCCACCTCAACCGCCTCTGCCTTGACCTTCTTAGCAGCGCGAGTAGCGCCAGCGTTGGCAGTGCGAGCGGTGTAGCGACCCTGCGGAAGCACGCCAGCGCTCAGACGGATTGCGCCGTCCTCGTTCACTCGCTGCGTCACAGTGTCGATGATGTCGTTCCACACGTTCGCCCCCATCTTAGGCGCAAACGTGTCGGTCAGACTCGGGTCAGTTGGCATACTCACAGTCATTGGTCTACTCCCTTGTGTCGTTGGTTGGGTGTGGGTGTTCAGGTCGTAACAGTCGGAAAGTCAAGAGCCTTCCGCGACTGGTTGATACGGTAAATAACCTTGCTAGGTGTCTTGCGCTTGGCGATGTCGGTGAGGTCGCGCTTGCTAACCTCAACGATAATCGGCTGCTTGACGAGCGACCAGCCTTGGTTGGTCACCTGCTCAAACAAACCCTTGACGTAGATAAGTCGCTCCTCCGCGAGGCGCTGGCGACGAAAGTCATCGCCCTTCGGCAGTGCGCGAGCAAGGTCGATGCGCCTCAGAAAGGTGTTCCTCCACTGACGCTTCGGCGCGTAGGAGGTCACGATGCGACGGTAGAGCGACGCTTCCACCTGATTGCCGTCCTCAGCGAACCCATCGGGCGTGAGGAGCATCATCAGCGTTGCGTTGCTGGCATTGGTGTACTCAAGGTACAGAGCCGTACCCTGAACGTCCTTGGTCACTGGGTCCATCTGTCTACTCCCTTGTCTAGGTTGGGTGTTGGGTGTGCTGCCTTGCGAGGTCTATGATAAGCGAACAGTCCTAGGTTCGTCAAGTCTCATTGACAAAGTGTGCGCTCTGCGCGCACCACTAGTTCAGAGCGTCGTGAAGTTCCGAGAGAACAGACGAGGGGTCCTCGTCTCCATCCTCGATGCGACCATCCTCATGGAACTCCATGTAGTCAGCGACCAATGCCGCGAGGGCCTCAGCCTCCAACTCGTTCAGGACGAGAACAGTCAGGTTCTTTCCACTCGTTACCTCAGCCATGCTTCCCTCCTTGTTGGGTGTGCCCTCTATGATACAGGTCTCACGCGTCTGGCGCAAGTTCCGCGTAGTTCTCTTCTGGCCCGCAGTCCAGGCACAGGTTCACGTCGACGCCATCCGGAAGATCGAAGAAGTGGACCTCATCGTCGAAGATTCCGAACGCGCCGCATGCGTCGCACTTAGCGATGTCGGCAGTGTCTATCTGGCTCATGTAGCTCCTCCTTGGTTGGCCATGGCCATCATAGAGGAAGCATCGGACTCTTGTCAAGTCCCGAATCACTCCGGTTTTTACACGGAGATCGGCCAGACATATTCGAGATCCGACGGGACTCCAGGGAAGAGCGGTTCGTAGAAGTCGCGATCCTTCCGGATCAGGTTGCTCTGGTGTGATCGGTGGAACTCACGTTCTCCGATCCAGGCCGGCATGCGCACGGTCTTGCCGGACCGCATGTCGACGAACCGTTGAAGCATCGTGTCCTTGTACCCGCGCCGGATCCACTCACGGCACATTACGACACCGTACTCAACCAGGCCGGCTTCGTACCCGCGCCACATACGGCTCGCCGGGTGGTTCCCCCATCCTTTGGTCTCGCCGGCCAGGGCCCTCAGGATCTGCCAGGTCTCGACCCGTTGCTTCCCGAGCCGCCGGTAGTCAAGAGCTTCTGCACTTGCGGTGAAGTCTTCGTACGGTAGGAACGTCTGCACGGTTTGATCCTGTCTCTGGCCATGCCGGTTTTTACACCACGGTCGCGCCGGTTGTCAAGCGGTACTCTGTCCAGGCCGCTCGAACTGTTTCCGAGGCACGGAGGGCGGTGCTGGGGGCGGGCCGCTTCCACCGCGAATTCTCGCGCCGCCCCGCTCCCAGCTCGTGCCGGCCTCAGTCTCTGATGACCGGTGCCCAGCAGCTATTGCACCGTTCAACGGCTTCGTCATCCAGATAGTCGACTACGGTGTAAGTACCGCACTCGGTGTATCCCTCGTCGTCGACCGTCTCGAGCCGCTCTTCTTTCATCACGTCGATTGGCATGCCGTCTCCGTTTGTCGCGTGCCGCCATCATAGAACTCGGTGCGGACAAAGTCAAGCCCGGGATGCAAGAATGGCGGTCATAAGAAGCGAGATCGGCACGCCGGCAACCAAGTACATCGGATAGCCCCAGGTCATTGTCACCCCAACGGCAGCGACTACTCCGAGCAGGCCGGCCCAAAGTCGACGGTAGGTGAACCAGATGAAGAGCGGCCATACGATCGCGCCGGCTCCGATAACCAGAAGAACAAGATCCTTGTTGTCTTCTTCGTCGAGATCAAGTGTTGAATGCTCGATGTTTCGAAGAGCTCGGTTCGTGGCGCCAAGCCTCAGGTAAGTCAACGGCATAACAGCTCCTTGGTGGACATGCCGTTATCATAGAGCTCGGCAGGCCGCTTGTCAAATCGGTGGGCGAGGAGGGATTCGAACCCCCTCAGCTTAAGCGGCAGATTTACAGTCTGCTCCGGCTCTCCAGCTCCGGCGCTCGCCCGTCCCGTAAAAACCTCAAGCCGCTTCGACGGCGGTCTTGAAAACAGGATCCTTTGATCCGTCTGGATTCTTCTCGACGATCTGGATGAATCGGTCACTGTTCGACGAGTCGTACCACTCGATCGCGGTCTTCATCATCTCGAGGACGGATCCCTTGAACGTCTTCTTGTGCAGCTTCTTCAGGCGAGCCGCTGCATCGGAATCCATCGCGATATACACACCGGTCTCGCCGTCCCATGCGACCAGGCCGTCATTGCGATTTGCGCGGTGGATCTCGAGATCGATCGCGTTCAGGACTTTGTTGACTTCTCGGTTCGTTAGCGTCTTTGCGTTCACGGGTTTGTTCCTATCGGTTGACCAGGCCGCTTAATGTAGCAACTCGATCGCGGTTGCAAAAGAGCTTCTACCGAGCTCCCCGGGCCGGCCTTGCCGTACTGACTTATGTTTAAGCCTGTACGGGTTCTATTACACGGTTCTATGAACGGTTAAGGAAATTTGTTTTTTTAAACGCAACTTCTCAACGGCGTTGACAAGTTGGACTCGAAGTCCTCGGCGGGCCGCTTTACGAGTAGTTATCGGTCCCGCATTGCGGGCAACGGGCACGCCGGATGCTGTAGACCTCGCCGCACCAGAAGCAATCAGCGACCTTTTCCCAGTCGCGGTCGTCCCAACCGTCCTCGGTTACGTCGATGTTCTGGTTATTACGCTTTCCCACGCCGTTCTTCTCCGTTCGACTTGACAATCGGTTATCTACCCTATAGCATCACGGAGGATGCTATGGGTTAGATAACCGTTCTCTCAAGATGTTAGCAACTTCTGCGGCTTCGTTCGCGCGGGCCGTCACACGGATGTGCTCGTCACGGGTACGAGACAGGCCGATGTCCTGGCGGAGCCTCTCGGCGAGCCGCTCTATCATATCTGAGAGATCCTGGTCACTCATCGTCGACAACCTCTGCGTCCTCGGTTTCTTGATCTTCATCGGTTTCGGGGGATCCGTCACCGATTTGAGCTAAACGGTTCTGTAAAGCGTTCGCTCCGTCGGCGAGACGGGCGAGCCGCTCTGCGACGATGACGTGGGCGGGCCGGCTATCGGTTACGTCGACACCAATATCGAGCTCGGTCCCGCCTCTCACGCCGGCACGGTCGAGGATTTCGGTTGAAGCTTTGAGCGCAACCTGCTCGTTGATCGCGGATTCCATGAGCTCTTCGAGCTTGTCGACGGCGTACGGTGCGGCTTGGACGAGCTTGCGGCGTGCCCGTTCGATGTCCTCGCCGGGTTTGCGCACGGAGCGCAAGTGGACGCGACACAGGCCGTCATCCTTTAACCGTCCACTTGACCACAACATGCAGCGGATACCGTCAGACTTCACCATCCGGCAGCGGTGTGGGAGTGCGGAAGGCGCACGCCGGTCCGACTTCGGGCCGCCATCTTCCTGCTCTTTTCTCCAGGCCTTGGTCGCGCCGATAACCCACGGCGGTGTGATCTTGCAGGCCGCCTCATCGATCAACAGATCCAGGCCGGTTAGGTAGTCGGAGTTCGAGTTCGACGGTTCTTCGAGAAGAGGCTTTTTCTGTGCGATCGACAGTAACCGTCGTTCCTTGTTCTGTTCCGGTGAGCGGGCCGCTATCAGACCGGTCGCGTTTCCGGACTGGGAGTAGACGGGGTCCCAGGTGAAGTGTGCTGCGCGGAGGGCGGATCGGTTCTCGTAGCTATCTTCCACCACGCCGCGTTCGTGTTCTTGCAACCCTAATGCGGTGAGGTCTGGCCGCATGTCCGACGGTGTCTCAAGGACGGGTTCTCGGTCTTCTTCTTCTTTTGGTTCGGGTGAAAAAATTTCTATCTCAGACATTGAGAGTCTCCGAGTGGGTGGGCGGGGCCCAGGTTTTTACACCCGGACCCCGCGCCGACCTCACTTCTTCTTGGCGGTTGTTGACTTCTTCGCGGCGGTTGTCTTCTTGGCCGCCGGCTTCTTCCGTGCCGGCTTCGCGGCGGGGACCTCGACGATCTTCTCGACAACGACCGTCTCGGGCTTGGTGGTTTCACCAACGAGGGACGGGCCAGTCGGGCCGGACTTCACGCCGGCAAGGGATGTGAGGACGGAGAGAAGGGCGGACATGCCGGCAACGGCGAGTGCCTGCTGCCAGTCAGCGGAAAGGGCGCCGAGGGCATCCGTTCCGACAACCGCGAGAAGAACCTGGAAGAACGTCTTACCGGCACGCTCGCCGGTCGCCTTCCAATAGTCTGCGTCGTAGTACATCGTTTTTACTCCTAGCTAGGGTAAGTGAACGGTCGTCCACTTCTCCTGATAATAACAGATAATTTTTGGCGCGCGGAGAGAGAACGCGCCTCTTTTCTAAACAATCATACCAAAGTGCAGGAAGATCCTGTCCAACAGAAAAGACACCCTGAGAGCTTTTACCGTGCTCTAGGGTGCCGTTTTCCGGTGGTTCAGAAGGGTCTATTGAGGACCAAAAAACTCCATCAAAAAAAGTGATTTGGGTTCACTCATTTGGAGTGTCTTCGGCCTCCAACACAGGAAGTTGCGAGAGGAAGCTCTCACCTGTCACGACATCAACGGACCTCCGGATGCCGAGTGTGTAAAGACTCTTGTCATCCTCAAGGTTGAGTTCCTCCCACCGTTTGATCATGTCCTCAAGACTCTCAACAACTTCGCCAATCGTCTCTTCGACAACACGCTTGACGACTGCCCGCTGGTCTTCAGACATCTCGACCTGAAGCAATCGCTGCTCTATCTTCTTTATCATAGTACTTCCTCCAAGCAGTCTTCGCATAGGAAGGCATGCTTTCCTGACATCTCGTTCTCAGAGTAGGCAACTCGTCCCGTGAACGAGAACGGAACCGGAACAATACCCGAACCCTCTGCGCCACACTTCTCGCAAGTTGGGGTCTCAATCCAGGTAGCGTGCTTGCCCTCTCCGATAAGCGTGGACAGTCCTCGGATAAGAGCGTGCTTCGAACCTGGACCCGAAGACTTTCTCAGGAACTTTCTTGTGTCCTCGACCTCAACCACAGGTCGAAGGCCCTGACAGGTGCAGGTAAGTCTCGATGGCGCACATGCCCAGACTCCGTTGTCTTCCATGTGTCTGTTCGCCCCATGTCCACAGATGCAGACTCGGGGGTCACGGCGCTTCTTGGCACTCAGTTCTCGGTCAACCTTGACGGCTTCGTCAGGATCGATGCCCATCTCTTTCAGCAGTTCCTCAGCTTTCATCGGGTCCTCCGTCATCCTTGAAGTTCTTTCTGATGATGTCAGAGAAGTTCTGCTCAAGTTCGATCTTCTCTCCCAACTCTTCCATCAGAACCCTCACGGCCTTTCTCTTCCGCCTCGCTTCCAAGGCTTTCAGAACCAGCAGCGCAGCAAAGACGGATGAGAAGTTCAGTCCGGCAAGAACGCCAAGTTCGTATGCGTCAAACATGACAACCTTTCGACTATTCGACTTTCGACCATTCGACTATAGACCATTCGACCTTCTTCGTCAAGTGGCTTAATCTCCCTGCATTCTACCACAAGATTTTTATGAATGTCAACCATTCAACCATTCAACCATTCAACCCTATTTATAATTTCATAATTGTCGACTATTCTTCTACTACGCGTATGAGACTTCGTTCCGGACCATTGCTAACTATAGTTGACATTTATGTATTTATGGAATGGTTGAATGGTTCTACTAACACGATTTTCACTGACCGGCAGAGATTTTCTTGTTAGTATTAACGGTTTATTATGCTAAATCCCCTCCAAAAAATACTAACACGATTTTCTCCTCCGCTCGACGAATTTCTTGTTAGGTGTTTTGATCTCCCTGCAAAAAGACCCCTTCCAGAACTCAAGAATTCTGCCGTTTATCTTTCTGCAAAAAGAGGGTTGAATGGTTGTTTAGTCGAATGGTTTTATGGTCGACGAAGGTTGTCAAGAAGTAAGTCATCAAATTTACCACCGGAGAAGCTCAGAATTAGGTCACACCAACTTGATAAAAGTTTTACGAAGTTAAAGCCCTCAAAAAAGGCAAAGCAGTTTTGCTTTTCCGGCGACAGGTGCTACGCTCCGAAAACGAACAAAGGATGCACGATGTCTGACCAAATAACTGTCAAAGAGTATGTCGCCGAGAAGCTCATGCATCAGAGCGGATACACCTCTAAAGACGAGAACCCCCTCGAATGGGACGCCTCTCGTGAGGATAGTCAATACTCGATCCTTCTCGATGTTGCGGAAGCTGCCATAGATGCCACGATGGAGGCGCTTGACCTCATCGACAAGGAGCATCACGAGGAGCAGTTCCCCAAGGCTGACGAGGAGGACGCGGTCTACTCAAGCAACACCACCTACGTTTTCCTTGACAACAATAATAAGGTTATTACGGTTGGAGATGTCCGTAAGTGGCTCGCAGAGGTGGATGGGCTTAATACTCCTGACCACTTCGCCGTAGAGGGCTATCTCCACCTGATGTTCGACGAGAACCTCCAACTCATCTCCAAGGACCACCCCTCCCTCTCCCTCAAGAGCGACTCAGAGGTTCGCCAACTTGAGTTGGACGCAGCCCGAAAGAAGATCGACTACCTTATCGGGCAGGGAGAATACGCTGAAGCAGAGCGGTTCATCAACTTCCTTAGGAAAGAGGAAGAGGAGAAGTAGGTGATTCTCGACCAGGATGTTTGTATCCGCTCAGATGAAACTTTGAGCGAGTACGCAGGGCGAGTAGCAGGGAAAATTACCTCTCTAAGGAGAACAGTCAAGGAATACTCAAAGGGAAACGCAACCCTAGAGGAACTACTGGAGGCAGCCATGATTTTTGAAGAAGAAGAGCAGGAGATGAAAGAAGCGTCACCGGTCACGGAGCTCCTCCTCGACCAACTCGATGAACTTCGCCACGCAATCTCACAGCACCGAAGCGCCGTCATGTCAGGCGGTGCATACGATGTGACGACGATGACGGAAGCCAACAAAAAACTCTGGGCGGTTCTTGGATGAGCGTCGAGAACATTCTCTTTGCTGTTGGCGCTCTGATTTTACTTTTAACGTGGTGGTGGGTAGGTTCTCACGACGATCTCGACTAAGGACACATGATGCAAAACAATAGAGAGGGTCTCGACGATGAAACCACTCGTCGTCTAGGCTCATCAATTCTTGATTTTATTGACATTTCTAGGGAGAGAGGTCGCTCGGAGCACTTTTTGTCCGGTCTTGAGACCGCTTATGCCCTCGTAACAGGGGAAGGCAGCGTCCCGGACGTAAGTCTGTATACCGACCATCCAAAGCTTGCCATCTAGAACTTCTACAATCGTTTATTCACGGTAATTCCCATAAAATATTCCATTTGGAGCCAAAATGTCTGTTTCTTTCTCTTTTAACCTCTCCGCCGACTTCGTAGACGGCTACCGCGACAAGACTGCACCGTTCGGATATCGCGACGCAGGGGGCAACTCGGTCGGCGAGATCACTTTCCTCCGCACCTACAGCCGTCTCAAGGAGGATGGTGAGAAGGAGACGTGGGTCGACGTGTGTGAGCGTGTCGTGAACGGCATGTACAGCCTTCAGAAGGACCACTGCAAGACCAACCGTCTGCCTTGGAACGACGCAAAGGCTCAGGCGAGCGCTAAGGAGGCGTTCGACCGCCTCTTCAACCTCAAGTGGACCCCACCTGGACGCGGACTCTGGGTTATGGGAACTCCCATCGTCAACCAGCAGCTGAACTCCGCTGCGCTTCAGAACTGCGCCTTCGTCTCAACTACCGACATGCTCAAGCACAACCCGGCAAAGCCCTTCGCGTTCCTGATGGAAGCGTCGATGCTCGGCGTTGGCGTTGGTTTCGATGACAAGGGTGCCGACAAGAACTTCACCATCTACGCACCTACCGACGAGGTCATCAGATACGAGATCCCCGACACTCGCGAAGGCTGGGTCGAGTCAACGGCGCTCCTTATCAACTCATTCCTCCGCGAGAATCAGGCGACCTACGACTTTGACTACTCATTCATCCGTCCGCTCGGAGAGCCGATCAAGACCTTCGGTGGCACAGCTGCCGGTCCTGACCCGCTCATCAAGCTTCACAACCACATCCGTCGCATCTTCAAGGGTCGTGCAGGTGAACTGCTCACGCGCGTCGACATTGCTGACATCGGAAATCTCATCGGCGTCTGCGTCGTCTCAGGAAATGTTCGCCGGTCGGCTGAGCTCCTCATCGGACGCATCGATGACGACGACTTCCTGAACCTGAAGAACCAGAAGAAGTTCCCCAAGCGGAACTCCTACGACGCAAAGAACCCCGGATGGGGCTGGATGTCTAACAACTCTGTCGAGGTCGGGGTCGGCTCTGACCTATCTCGCATCGTAGATGGCATCGTTCTCAACGGAGAGCCCGGTGTTATCTGGATGGACGTGTCGCGTCAGTATGGACGACTCGTTGACCCACCGAACAACAAGGACCGTCGCATCGCTGGATACAACCCCTGCGCTGAGCAGAGTCTTGAGTCCTACGAGATGTGCACCCTTGTCGAGACGTACCTCAACCGCCACGAGTCCCTTGAGGACTTCAAGCGCACGCTCAAGTTCGCATATCTTTACGCGAAGACCGTCACGCTCCTCCCGACTCACTGGGAAGAGACCAACGCGATCATGCAGCGCAACCGTCGAATCGGAACGTCCATCTCTGGTGTCGCGAACTTCGCCGACAACAACGGACTTCCGGTCCTGCGTGAGTGGATGGACGCTGGCTACAAGGTCGTCAAGGGCCACGACGAGTCCTACTCAGAGTGGTTGGGCATCCGCGAGTCCATCAAGACGACGACCGTGAAGCCTTCGGGAACCGTCTCGATTCTCGCGGGCGAGTCCCCCGGAGTTCACTGGACCCCTGGTGGCGAGTACTTCCTCCGCACCATTCGCTTCGCGAACACGGACCCAATGCTTCCGCTGTTCAAGATGGCGAACTACAAGGTTGAACCAGCAGCAGAGTCACCGGACACTACGTCGGTCGTCTACTTCCCTATCAAGTCTGAAGCAAGGCGCTCCGACAAGGAAGTGACAATCTTCGAGAAGATGGCCCTTGCAGCTTCTGCTCAGCGTTACTGGTCGGACAACTCTGTGTCGGTCACTATTTCCTTCAACAAGGAGACAGAGTCCGAGCACGTTGGAAACGTCCTTCACATGTACGATGGACAGCTCAAGACGGTCTCGTTCCTTCCACAGGGCAACGACACCTACCCTCAGATGCCCTACAGCCAGATTACGGAGAAGGAGTACGACAAGTACGTCGAGAAGCTCTTCCCCATCGACTTCTCCGGAATCTATGGTGGAATGGCTGCCGACGCTGTGGGCGAGGCATACTGCACGACAGACGCATGTGAGATCCGCCTCATCACGGACGTACAGGAGAAGAAGTGAGCGACCACCTTACATCACTCATTAGAACAGCAATCCCGATCGTTGCTGGCGTTGTCATGGTCACAATCTTCGACATCTTGTCGAACTTCAACCCAACAGTGTCAGCAGCGGTCCTAAGCATTATCTACTACGAGGTTGTTCGCATCGCTGAGGACCGTGGGGTCCGCTGGGCGGGATACCTGCTCGGCGTTCCTCGTGCTCCGGTTTACCGTCTCGACACGGACGCTCTTGTCCGTCTTATGAAGTAGGTGATAACAGATGGCTTATGATTGGCACAGGTGGGAAGCGGCCTCATCGAATTGCAGCGGAGGTCCGCAACCAGGCGCATCAGCCCTGATGAATTGGTGCTTGACGAACTATCAGGCATCAAAGAATCTTGGCATCTATAATTGCCGAACGGTTCGTGGTTCGACGGCTCCTTCAATGCACGGAGAGGGTCGAGCAATCGATGTCGGTTTTCCGGTTCTAAACAGAAAAGCTCACGCGGACGGTTCGCGTCTCCTTGAGGATCTTGCAAAGCACGCAGGCGATCTTGGTCTTCAGTGCATCATCTGGAATCGGCGCATCTACTCCGCACGCTCCCCAAGAGGTCGAAAGTACACGGGAACAAATCCCCACATCGACCACCTGCACATCGAACTTACGAGAGAAGCAGCGAAGCATCTGACCCCCCAGCGGATTGCTCAGGTTCTTGGAAGAGCCGAAGCGCCTACAGCCCCGGAAAAATCAAAGGTCGAAGCGCTTCCAACGCTCCGTCTTCGTCGTCCTCGGATGACCGGGAGCTACGTCACAAAGGTTCAGGAGCTCATTAACGAGAAGAGGGCGCACGGAAAGATTAAGGTCGATGGCGTATTCGGCCCTAACACACGACGCGCGGTCACTCAGTTTCAGGCAACGAGAAGGCTTAAGCCAGACGGAATCGTTGGTCCACGAACCTGGGAAGCACTGCTTGAAAACGTGGCAGCCGATCTTCCTACACTGAGACTAACAACTCCTTACACTCGCGGACAGAGCGTTCGACTTCTACAAGAAAAGCTCGGAAGAGTCGCGGTCGATGGAATATTCGGTCCGAACACTCGAAGCGCGGTGCAATCTTTCCAAAGGAAGAAGGGACTGGTAGCAGATGGAATCGTCGGACCAAAAACTTGGAGAGCACTCCTCTCGTAATACTCGTCCTTCGTGGGATGAGTACTACCTGAACATCGCCTACGCGGTCTCAGAGCGCGGCGACTGCGTCCGAGCACAGCACGGCGCGATAGTCGTCAAAGACCATCGCATCGTCTCCACCGGCTACAACGGAACTCCCTCCGGCGACGAGCGTTCCTGTGGCTCTACAGGACTCTGCCCCCGCAACCTCGATCCCAACGCTGTTCACGGCGAAGGGGACTACGACCTATGCTGGGCGACTCACGCAGAGTCAAACGCTCTGCTCAGAGCCGATTGGCAGGAACTTGCAGGTGCAACTATTTACATTACAGGAAGACCCTGTCCTGGTTGCGCCAAGTTGATTTCTTCTTCTGGTGTTGCTAGAGTTGTCTTCCCCGAACTCGTGGAAAATCTATGAAGCTCAGCAACGACATGGCAGTCTTCCTCTGCATCATGTTCGCCTTCAT